ACACAAGACACGCCCGAATTAATAGGGTCTGTCTTGGAGGGTTTGAACATTCAGTTTCCCGTTAAGGTGAATCCTAAATCACCGTGCGAGAACCCGAAGTTTGATGTGGTCGGTAATATTGGTTTTATCCAAGAACCAGGATTTAAGCTGAGATCTGTCGCTAACCCGAATAGGGTTTTCCAAGCGGCCGTTACTCCCTTATCTCAGGTATTGTTTAGAATTTTGCGTGCCCTTCCCTGGGATTGCACCCATAATCAAACGATAGCCGTCCGTCCCGTACAGAGAGCCCTTGAAAAGGGGTTAACTGTATACTCCGTAGACTTATCGTCAGCGACAGATTATTTTCCTCTCTCGCTGCAAATGACCATGCTTAACGAATTGTTCAAGGAACCAGGTCAACCCGGATCCCAGGCATACCAATCTACTATACAGGCATTAAAATGTTTTCAAAACCTGTCAAGAGGAAATTGGAAAAATCCACTAGGTGGAAAAATAGCCTGGAAGCGAGGCCAACCGCTAGGGCTTAAGCCCTCCTTCCCTGCATTCGCTTTGACCCACGGGCTTTTGTTATATGCCCTGAATCATTTCTGCCATAATGATCAATTTTTTGTGTTGGGAGATGATGTGGTCATTACAAGCCCCGATCTCAACGCCCGTTACAGGGTGGCTTTAGAAGAGTTAGGCTGTCCGGTGTCAGAAGCAAAATCTCTGGCATCAAATACCCTGGCAGAATTTGGTGGGAAGATCATAACCCCCAATTCATGCTTGCCTCAACTAAAGTACCGCGAAATGTCGGATGATAATTTTGTTGATATAGTCCGTCTATTAGGTAAGAGGTCAATGTTACTCTGCAAAAGGAAGCAGAGGCGCGTCCTCAAGGCAATTGAGTTGGTCCCCGAAAAGTTCGGTGGACTAGGATTCAACCCTATGGGTGTGCCCTTATCGGTGAGGGAGTCTTTATATTTGGAGGCTCATGAGCTAGATGAGGAAATTCTGGATGCGAAATCCATAAGTCTCAACGGTAGGATCAGTCGCAATTTGAATCTAGCGATCAGTCCCGTGGGTGTGAACTTGACGTGCTATGGAAACTTTCCAGAACCGTCAAAGGGGCGTTTTGTGGAGCGTTTGACTGTGCTCCCCACCCTTGCTAGCCATCCGGTTAGCTTAACATTCACTGCTCTCGACCAGAGAGTTAATCATGCTATAATTTCGAGATCTCTCGCAGCTAAAGACGCACAACGTGTGGTCCCAAGCGGAGGGATTGACAATTACAGTAATCTCGTACAAACGGTTTTCCCATCTATTAGGGATTTTCTGCCGTACGAGGAGGCTGATATGGAAAAGGAGCGTCCGACTAATTTAGAAATTCTTAATCGGAAACTTAG